ACTACTTGCATGGATTCTGGCAGTAATATTAGCAGCAATTTTTATTGGCCCTGCTAATGCTGCTACAGGGACTGCTCCTGCCATAGACCTAAGACTTGTTCTTACTATTGGTGGTATGGTAGCCAGTGTGGTTGCTGCTAGCGCTGTGGCAAAGTTTCAAATTAAATCTCTGTCAGAAAAACTAGAAGATATAGAACAACGTCTAAGGAAAATGGATTCTCGTAGTGACAGGTTGGTTACTGCAACTGAAACTCAGGAGCAGAGGATAACTATTTTATCCAAGATGGCTAGCCCAGAAAATCTAAGACGAGATCATATGCAAATATCACAGATGCTTACTCATCTGGAACATCTTCAAAAAAGTTATGATAAATTATATGCCATGCATAATGGAGAGCATCCACCTGTGGCTAGTGAGAGAAAGACATAGTGACCACAAGTTCTGACATAGAACAAATACTTGAAGAACAAATTTCTCCCTACTTGTCCCTTCATGGAGGGGCGATAGAGTTGCTGGATTATAATAATGAAACAAGAAATGTACATGTTAAGCTGACAGGATCATGTGCGGGATGTTCAGCAAGCACCATAACAATAAAGATTGGTGTAGAAAATGTACTGTTATCTACCTTCCCTGACACAATAAAGAGTGTGACGCATGAAGAGGGAGAGGTAATCAGTCCATTTTATTAAAACCCTCTGTAACGAGCTAGGAGCGTCATACAGAAGAATCAGTACCTCTGGGCTATATGCCTACCAGAAGGGCTAGAGAAGGCTACTCAGTGGCTCTCCTAGCCCTCTTTTTTTGCCTCATCTTCCTCATCTTCAACATATTCATCAAATAATGAGCCAGCGAAGTCACACTTAGATAAAAGCTGTACAACTTTCTCTTCTCCTAATACATTTAAACATCCAACGATAGCAGTCTCCAGTGTATCCTTATCCATAGATAAACCAGTATTATTATTTGCACCACGAATACGAGATAGTAACTCAAGTGCTTTGATGGCACTGTTAGTATGTCCATTTGCTTTGGCAAAAGTATACTGACTTTCTATTTCTTCTATAACATTAACATCTGTTTCAAGTTCCTGTTCAAGTTCATGAACACGATCCACCACCTCTTGTATCTGCATGAGACGATAGCCTTGATTGTTTGCAGACGCAGCAGAGTAACCAGCAGCTTTTGCAGCTTCGGTTGCATTACGATGCAGAACATATGCCTCTGCAAACTTCTCTTGTTTTTCGTTTAGCATTATCTTTTCATATTATTTCTGGCAACACCCTTATACTTTTCAAATGAACGAGCAGCACCTAGTCCTAGCAGAGCCATGATCAAGCTGACAAGCTCACCTGTCTCTAACATTGGGAGAGTTACCATAGGATACCATGTAATAATAATCCATGAAGAAATAGGTGCTATTATAAACTGCCATGCTAGAGCAAAGCAACATACCCACATGATAGCCGGTCTTGCCCCACTGACAAAGATAGAAGGATGCTTGGCCTGTTCTATATTCGCCTGTGCTTGAGCAAGGTCAAGAGAAATTAGTTCTTTATTTAGTTCTGCTTCAAGCTTAACTTTTAAATCTTTATCACCTACAAACTTGTCAAGAACTTTTCCGGCTACACCTATAACTGAATCTGCAATACCTAACATTACTGTTCCTCCTCTTTTTTAAGTTTAACTACACGGGGATACTGATCTATCCTGTAACCTTCAGTATAAAAAGTTTTGGTATCTTGATTCTCCATTGTATCAGCAAAGAGATAAATTTTTAGATGTTTAAACTTCCTACTTTTCTCAGCTAACATTTGAATCCAATCATTAGGAGAGAACACAGAGATATGAGCATTCCTTCCATCAGGTAGAACTTTTAATGCCTCAAAGCAAGCTACGTTTAGAAACACAATCTTCTTTGCATAGGAAAAGATTTCTTCTACCACCCAACCCAAGTCTTCTTCCGCTACATGTTCAAGAACATCAGTACATACCACTGCATCTTTTTTATGTATAGGAAGCTTACCATGTTTTTCATAACCGGGATCAAAGAGTTCACACTCATCCAACTCCCAGTACTCAGGAAGAGGACAGTCAATTTCATCAGTAATCTCTGAGAACTTATCAGTATACAACACCCCCTTACCACAACCATAGTCAAGCACAGATTTGCAATTATTATTTTTTAAGTATAGCTTGATAAGGTCTACAAACTTTAGAAGACTACGACCATTGAACATGCCCTCACCCTGATCATGCTTCTCTTCGTACATCTTAACAAGATTACTATAATCATCTGAAGGATTGAGCCTACTATTAGTATTATCTATATTAATATCAGTCATCGTAGTATCCTTTAAACTGTGGGCGAATTTCTTGTTCTTCTCTAATCTTCCATAGGTCGGCTACCATTGTATCTTGTCCATGAAAACATAAGACACCCTCAAGGCCGGGATCACCAAATACTTTTTCACAGTCCTGTGCCATAGCCAGAAGTTCTCCTGTAGTCCAGTACGATTTATCTTTTACATTAACCTGTATGTACTTGGGCTTGGGAGTTTCACCACCCTCAAGATCGCCAGTAGTTTCTGTCTTCTCTTCCTTGGAAGGCTCATCTCTGCAACAGTCAAAACCAAAGAGATGTATATCTCTGAAGCCCATTGTATGCAGAAGACCAATACCACGCATAGCAGCACACGTACCTCCGGTAATTAGGGTAGCCCCCTTTGGAATGCCAAGCTCATCACTTAGCTTAACCTGTTGATTTTCAATAGCTTTACCCTGTTCATCCTCTTCACGAAGCGAGTCAGTGAATGCATGCCACCCCCACATACGAGTATCTTTTGCTTTAAGAAACTCTGTAACAGAGGGATCTGTCATGGATGCAACAAAGAAATTAATGTTGGGGTCAGTCTTCTCAAACAAATCTTTTCGTATAATGTTATGCGTACTCTTGCCAGTGATAGGTCTAGGATCAAGAACAATACAACCCCACGGTATAATATCATTAGCAAGCAAGCCGGGAAGAGCATGTTTAACAGTCAAGACTTTACAGTCAGGGTTATCCTTTATAAATTTTTTCAGTTTTTTATAATCAAGATAAGGACCAGCAGAAATAATAGCTGCTTTATTTCTATGTGCAGGATGTTTAGTAACCCACTTGTCTTTATCTATATGTGTAAGATTAGTTATAATATTATTACGAATGTATTCTTTTGGCACCGAGTCTCTGGGATGCACAACAATAGGAACCTGCTTCAGTTCTGCTGGGATATCAGAAACAGCCTCATCTGTAAGAAAGACTACTAAGTGTGTACGACCGCCGCCAAGAACCTTATCATCAGAGGGAAGTACATACTTTCTTATATGAGACTTTTCATCAAAGGTAGTCCAGCCATCGTCTGTAGTTTTTTCCTCATGCAATTTCTTGGTTGGAATAGAATCAAATAATGTTTTCATTCCCTGAAATTTATCTTCAGGTGTTTTATCATTATCTTCCTTGGTAAAGAAATGATCACCCACAATAACAGGAGTGTTGCTCAACATATCAAACTCATGTTGAACAGTTTTAATACTATTACCACTACCTATTAAAGCAAAGTCTGCTCTGAATTTGTCTGTTCGTTTCTTCAGAATATCACGCACATTACCCTTATGTAACTCATAAGAAAATTCTTTATTCTTTTCTTTCTTTATGTACTCTTTAAACTCATCAAGTCTTTTTCGTACAGCTTCCATAGTATTGTGAGGCTTGGCATTAAACTCTTCTTTATCTGTTGTAGCATCTTCAAAGAGATCATATCCAATATAATGTATTGAATCATTTCTGTCAAAGGCAGCAAGAGACATCTCAATAGCACGACCACCGTTCCATGTTCCTGTCTCTAGTATTGTTTGTGGTTCATAGAAACGAATGGTATCAGCAAGCTGCTTGTACCTGCCGGGGAGAATATCAGGGGTTGTTTGTTGATCAGATAACTCTATGATCCTTTCACCGGCACTGTTGCGTACATTAATAGAACTTTTATGCTTGATGTTTATCAGAAGGTTTTCCATACCAACAAACTCATGGACAGTCATGCCATGTGCCGTATAGATAGTGACAAGTCTGCTAAGAATAAAAGCAGAAGTCCACTCACGGAAGTTTGTATACTCACCTGACATATAAGATCCACGCCAATCACCCATAATATCTACAGAAGTTTGCCGTGCAAGATTAAAGGCCATGAGATAAGATGTTTCAGGTGTATATATAAAGTCTACCTTGTAGGTAGGATCAGGAAAATAATAATCAAGGGTTGAAGACCTGATGTCTTTAACAGTAAGACACATAGGATCAACCCAGAGCAGCCAGCATCCCTCATTATTAAAACCACACTCAGTAATAGCAAAGACTTCTGGTGCTGCTTCCAGTCCATCCAGAAGCTCTGTGTACTGGACCGCACCCTCTTCAGTACCGTCATGGGTTTTGTTCTCTTCTACAAAAGCATTGTATTCATCTATGTCTTCAAGGCTATGATACTTTATATTCTTTGCCTTGGGTAGAGAGTAGTTGTTAATATCTAAATTATAGTAGTAACAATGAAACTCAATATCAGGTTGCCAGTTTTCTTTAAACTCGTTTAATAGTTTAAATCCGTTTTTCTTTAATTTCTTTTCATCAAAGCATGTAACAATTTTATATGTCATAGGGTTCGATCATTCCTTTTCCTGCAAGATAAGTATAGTCTCCGTTCCATTCAGCAGCATACCTACCATCAATAGCTCTACCGCATTTCCATTCTTTAAACCACGGCCCACCTGTGGTGAAGTGTACGTTCTTAGCTTCTACCTCTTCAGGGGAATGACCATCAAGCCAGTTCCACTCCTGATGTATAGTACCAATGTCTGCTTCCTTATCAGGTAGCCACTCAAAGCCATGTAAGTAAGAACCTTTCTGTGTGTTTACTTCAAGAGGGGTAAGACCCTTGTTCAGGTCATGCCCACAATTCCACAAGATAAGACTTGACCAGTTCTTTCTGCGGTAGTGTTCCTGCTTTTTTCCATCCATCTTGTAATCATTAACTGGTTCATACTGATGCTTCACACAATACAGTGGATAGTAATCCATGTTGTACTCTTCAAAGAGTTCGTTTATGTCTGTTCGTAGATACATATCACAGTCCATATACAAGGCCCAACCCTGATACATATTCAAAGCAGGTACAAGAAATCTGGTGAAGCTAAACTCTGTAGAGAAGGGCTTGCCATCTATATTATCAATGCACTGACCATCCACAACAGTATGTTTACGGTTATAGATACCCATGCGCTCAACTAAATCTTTACGAATAGGTTTGATGTCTACATTCTCAACGGCAATTCGTTCAATGGTAAACTTTAATACTTCATAGGCTACATCTTCTCTTGGATCATAGCCTATGTAAACTGTATTAGGTGACTTTCGCATCTATGTTATCTCCTATTGTTGAAAGTAAAATGGGGGAGCAAACACTACGCACTCCCCCAAATTGGTTACAAGCTGTAAACTTTTTCTTTCTTGTCTTCAGGTATTACCTGTTGAAGATCGATGGTAATCATACCGTCTCTGAA